ATGAAAGGTATGAATACTTTTCTGGTAAATCTGATCCACAGGTTTACATAGATGATCCTTTTCCAAAGAAGATAAGGGATAAGGATACAATGCAGAAGTATCTTGATGCTGATAGTAAGCTTTCCAATTCAAGTTTGAAGATTGACTATTATGATACAATGCTGGTATACTTAGAAAGTATTCTTAAAGTAATACAGAACAGAACGTTCCAGATTAAGAATGCAATAGAGTTTATGCGATTCAATTCTGGATTGGGTTGACATTCTACTCATAATACGTTAGTATTCATAAAGTAACACTCTTGTTAGTGTTCATCACTTAATACTCAAAACTATGAACAATCGATCACATTTTAAATTTCTAGTCTGCGACATTGGCAAAAAACAAATAATTACATACAATCCTCAAACAAAAATTCATCAAGAAATATCAACAGATGATTTTATGTCACTAAATGTACCAGGATTATTTGAGGGTATGACTATCGTTATAGAAGATGCTCATTTAAGAGCAAGAGGAGAAGATAGTAAAGCACAAACTTATACAGTAGATGAGTTGCATCAAATAAGAAAGATTGCAAACCAGAGGAACATTAGTATTTTATGCTTCCCTCAAAAAGTAACTCCAAAAACAAGAAAAATATATTCTGTATTAGAAGAAGATGGAGGTAAATTAATTCCTAAAACAGATAGAAATGATACATTATCAATAGCATATTACTTAGAAAAATTTCCACATATTATAGATACTCTAAAAGAATTCTATCCTACAACAGGAGAACTTCATGAACAAAAAAATCTTCATATCTATGAGGATAGAAATAAACTAACAGAAGATTCTAATCTTGGAAGAAATAGAACCTATGGTATTGGTAAAAATAATAATGATACTGATGCTGTAAGTGATTGGATTAGGAAGTATATATCTAAACTTGCTTTTACTGTTGATAACAGTACAAGAGAATATTTTAAGTTAACTTTAAATAAAAAAGGTAATGCTTTATCACCTGGTATATTAAATTATACTAGTGAAACAATATTAAAACAAATTTATAATATTGTTAATACAATTCTCACACCAGAAGGAAAACTAAGAGTCAGGTCTGATAATCAAAAAGTTCCATATTGGAAATATGCAAAGGAAGTGTATTTTGGAATGACTCCATATCATATGTCAGCTGGTGTTACCGCTTCTAATTGGAAGTATCATAAAAGAAAAGCAGGAAACAAGAATAAAATTAGCATGGCTTTTGAGGATAATGGAAATCCAAAACCTCATACTTTTAAATCTATTGAGGATTTACAAACAATTAGAAAAGAAATGATTTATGCTGATACACAATTAAGAAATATGTGGAGAACTGTTCGTAAAATGATAGTAGAAGATGGTCTTCGTTAGTATTCACGTAATAAAACTCTAGTCAGTTTTCAGGGTTTAATATTCAACCATCTTCAAATTTTTTAGTTAGTATTCAACAGGAAAAACTTTTATTAGTTTTCATTGCCCAATACTCAAATCCAAATTTAGTTAGTATTCAAGAGATAATACTTTTATTAGTATTCACTCTCTAATACTCAACCATCTTCAAATTTTTTAGTTAGTATTCACATAGTAATACTCTAGTTAGTATTCACTTCTTAATACTCAAATCATTTAGTTAGTATTCATATGGTAAATCTTTTATAAGATTTCAAACCCCAATACTCAAAAGATCCTTAGGGATCTTTTTTACGGGAACTTGACAATACTTCATAAATACTTCTAGCATGATGAGTAGAAGTGACCAACGTTATTATACAAAAGTCAAACGAAGTATATCTCAAAGTAAATGCAGAACCTCATATTGAATATGAGTTAAGAGATCATTTTACCTTTGAGGTAGAGGGTGCTAAGTTCATGCCTCAGTATAGAAAGAGGAACTGGAATGGTGAGATACATCTATTTGATTTAAGATCTAAGAAGATATATGTTGGATTGTTAGATAAGATAGTATCATTTTGTGAAAGACATGGATATAGCTATAAGTTTGAAGATAATGAATATTATGGATTACCTTTTGAAGTAAACCAATCTATATCAAAGGAAGGTGTAAAGGATTATATAAAATCTATTACTAAATTTAAACCAAGAGATTATCAGATAGAAGGTGTATGTGATTGTTTAAAACATAATAGAAGATTGTTAGTCAGTCCTACTGCATCAGGTAAGTCTTTAATGATTTACTCTCTAGTAAGATACTATGTGCATAAAGGTCAGAAGATACTACTAGTAGTTCCTACTACATCATTAGTAGAGCAGATGTATAAGGACTTTGAAGAGTATGGTTGGGATGTAAAAAATCATTGTCATAGAATCTATTCAGGAAGAGAAGTAACTAATAGTAATGAAGTAACTATTACTACATGGCAATCTGTTTTTAGAATGGAGAAATCATTCTTTAAAGATTATGATGTCATCATAGGTGATGAAGCACATCTATTCAAGAGTAAGTCATTGGTTAACATCATGACTAAGCTAGAACATGCTAAGTATAGATTTGGTTTTACTGGTACATTAGATGGCACACAGACCCATAAGTGGGTACTAGAGGGATTGTTTGGTCCATCATACAAGGTAACTAAAACAGAAGAGTTAATGAAACAGGGACATCTATCTCAGTTAGATATTCAGTGCTTAGTTCTTAAACATCCTGCTAAAAAGTTTGAAACATATGAGGATGAGATACAATATTTAATTACTCATGATCAAAGAAATAAATTTATTACTAATCTTGCATTAGATTTAAAAGGTAATACTCTCATCTTATACAGTAGAGTAGAAACACATGGTGCAATACTTTATGAAAAGATAAATAATATTACCAACACTGATCGTAAAGTATTCTTTGTTCATGGTGGAGTTGATGCTGAACAAAGAGAATCAATTAGGGAGATTACAGAAAATGAAAGGAATGCAATTATTGTTGCCAGTTATGGCACTTTCAGTACTGGCATTAACATCAAGCGGTTGCACAACGTCATCTTCGCCAGCCCCTCAAAGTCCAGAGTTAGAAATCTTCAATCCATTGGTAGGGTTCTCAGAAAAGGAAAAGACAAAGTAAAGGCAACCCTATATGACATAGGGGATGACTGCACATATAACTCAAGAAAAAACTATACCCTCAATCATCTGATTGAAAGAATTAAAATTTATAATGAAGAAAATTTTAATTATGAAATAATCACTATTCAAATAAAATAATGGAAGAAGACTTTTACGCAACTATCAAACTCAAATCTGGTGAAGAAATATTTGCCAAGATAAACTATGATGAAGATCATGACAGATGTTTTTTAATTTTAGATAATCCAATTACTATTGAAAGAATTAAAACCAGGTCTGCTTCTGGTTATAAAGTAGAACCTTGGATAAAAACTAGTAAAGAAGAACTCTTTGTTATTAATATGGATGATGTAATGACTCTAAGTGAATCCAAAGATTTAGAGACAATTTCTATGCATCAAACATTCTCTATGCAACAAAATAGTTACTATGAAAAGAAAACTAAGTTAGATAGAAAAATGGGATATATATCTACTATCAGTGAAGCAAAAAAGTCACTTGAGAAACTCTTTAAAGATAATTAAGTATACCCTAACCTTGAAACCCCACAGAGTTATTCTACTGTTATTTTAACACCTTGTCAACTATTGTGTTGAATGCTATAATTAATACATAATAGATAGTAAAGATATGACACCTGCAAGAATTATGGGTAGACGTAAAAGATCTGAACACTATGTCAATAACAAAGAGTTTCTTGCAGCTCTAATTAAACTTAGAGAAGATAGGGAGATAGCAGAAATTCAAGGTAAAGAGAAACCTAGAATACCCAGATACATTGGAGAATGTTTCTTGAAGATTGCTACTCATCTATCTTTCAAACCAAACTTTGTAAACTATATGTTTAAGGAGGATATGATATCAGATGGTATTGAGAACTGCGTACAATACATACACAACTTCAACCCTGAAAAGTCTCAAAACCCATTTGCTTATTTCACACAAATTATTCACTACGCGTTTTTACGTAGAATACAGAAGGAGAAGAAGCAATTGGAGATCAAGAATAAAATATTGGAGAAGACAGGATATGAACAGGTATTTGAAAGAGATACCCTTGACGATGGAAACTATAGCGAGTATAATCAAATCAAGGATGCGGTTCATTCTAAGTTACGTAATTAATGAAGGCAGCAATAATTACAGACCAGCACTTTGGAGCAAGAAAAAATTCTAAACTTTTTCATGATTATTTCCTAAAGTTCTATAATAATATTTTCTTTCCTACATTAGAGAAAGAAGGTATTACTACGGTTATTGATATGGGTGATACTTTTGACACAAGAAAGTCAATAGATTTTGGTGCATTGACATGGGCAAAGA